TCAATGTTGCGTGCTGCAGCCGCTGGAATTGGCGTGAGCTTTGAAAGCATTAGCAAAAATTACAGCCAGTCGAACTACAGCAGCAGCCGTCTGAGCTTGCTTGAGGAGCGCGACACCTATAAGTGTTTGCAGCGTTATTTCATCGAGAACTTCCATCAGATCGTTTTTGAGAAATGGATGGACATGGCGGTGTTGAGCGGAACGCTGAACTTGCCGGGTTACGAAACTGATCCTGATCGTTATCGGGCCAGCAAGTGGGTGCCGCGTAGCTGGGAATGGGTTGACCCACAGAAAGAAGTCGCGGCCTATAAGGCAGCAGTCCGCAGCGGCTTTAAGACACTCGGCCAAGTCATCAGCGAGCAAGGCGGTGACATTGAAGAGGTGCTGACGATGCGTCAAGCCGAGCTGGCAATGCTCGACGAGAAGAACATCATCACGGACACCGATCCGAGCGAGGTCAACGGTGGCGGTGGTGTTCAGCCTGGCTTAGGCATGGGCGCGATCCCAGCCTTTGAAGACACTGAGCCGCCGGTATCTAACGAGGAGGAGGTGCAGGAAGATGGCGACGATTGAAGGCGTTGAGATTGACCTGATGCCTACAGAGGGCATGAGGGAAGAGGCGCAGCGTTATCGCGATTGGAAGGCTGACGGGGAAGCTGGCGGCACTGAGGTTGCAGCACGCAGGGCCACGCAGATCCTGAGTGGTGATGAATTAAGTGCTGACGTTGTTATTGCAATGAACGCATGGCATGAGCGACACGCTGTAGATGCTGAGGCGGAAGGATATAGGCCAGGAGAAGATGGCTATCCGTCTCCTGGAAGAGTGGCGGCAGCGGCTTGGGGAGGCCCAGCAGGAATGAGGTGGAGTAGCGGCAAAGCAGATAGAATCAAAGAAATTCGTGATAGGAGCATGGACACGAATAGGGCAGAGCCTGATGAGCTTTCTGTTGGCGATTTTGTCCAATGGCGCTCATCTGGAGGGCAGGCCAAAGGGAAGATTGATCGCATCGAACGCGATGGCTTAATCAACGTGCCCGATACCGAGTTCACCATCAACGGTGACGAGGATGATCCCGCTGCTCTGATTACTGTTTATCGCGAAGGCGACGACGGCTGGGAAGCTCTCGACGTGCAAGTGGGCCACCGGTTCTCAGCGTTGACCAAGATCCCGGCATTGCGTTGGCTTGAGGGCAAGACCTACAAGCGCAGCGAAGACACTGCATTCGATGAAGTCGAAGATCGCACTTATGACTTCCCCTTTTCAAGTGAGCAGCCTGTGGCTCGCTACTTCGGAAACGAAATTCTCAGCCACGAAAAAGGCGCTGCTGATCTCAGTCGCCTGAACGACGGCGCACCGCTGTTGTTCAACCACAACCCTGATCGCGTGATTGGAGTTGTGGAGCGTGCATATATCGACGACGAAAAACGTCGCGGTTATGCGCGCGTGCGGTTTAGCCGCAATGAGTTCGCGCAAGAAATCTTGCGTGACGTCAAAGATCGCATTATTCGCAATGTGAGCTTTGGCTACGCCATCAACAAGATGGAAGAGAGGAGTAGCGGCGAATTTGTTGCTACTTCATGGAGTCCAACGGAAATTTCCGCTGTTGCGATTCCTGCTGACGCCAGCGTTGGTTTCGACCGATCGCTGGAACAAGACAAACCCGCTGCCTCGGCAGCAATATCCACACCACCTGTTCCTGAAATGGAAAACACCACCCCTGATATGGAAGTGGTGCGGGCCGAGGCCGTTGAGGCTGAGCGTTCCCGCATTGCCGAAGTGACCAGCCTGTGCAACAAGCACGGCATGGAAGATCTGGGCCGTCAGCTCGTCGAGTCTGGCCGTTCGATCAACGAAGCACGGGCTGCCGTGCTGGAAAAACTCAACATTAAAGAGGAGCCCGTGAACATGAAGGCCGCTGAAATTGGCCTCACCGAGAAGGAGAGCCGCAGCTTCTCCTTCCTGCGTGCCATCAACTACCTGGCCAACCCGACCGATCGCGCCGCCCGTGAGGCTGCTGCTTTCGAGATCGAGGCATCTGAAGCTGCAGCTGACAAGCTGGGCCGCGCTTCCCGCGGCATCACCATCCCTGTGGATGTGATGCGTCGCGATCTGAACGTGGGCACTGCCACCGCTGGCGGCAACCTCGTCGAGACCCAGCTGGATTCCGCCAACTTCATTGATCTGCTGCGGAACGCTTCCGCTCTGGATCAAGCTGGTGCAACCGTGCTGACTGGCCTGTCCGGCAACGTCAACATTCCGCGTCAGTCGGGAGCTGCGACGGCTTACTGGGTTGCTGAGTCCGGTTCACCCACCGAGTCCCAGCAGACCATCGATCAGGTCGCATTGACGCCCAAGACTTGTGGCGCCTTCACCGACTTCAGCCGCAAGCTGATGATCCAGTCCTCCATCGACGTGGAGAACATGGTGCGCACCGACCTGGCTCGTGTACTTGCTCTTGAGATCGACCGCGTTGGTCTCTATGGCTCCGGCTCTTCCAACCAGCCCCTGGGCCTGAAGGACACCACCGGCGTTCTGAGCGAAGACTTCGCCGCCAACACCCCGACCTTCGCTGAGGTTGTGGCTCTGGAGAGCGACGTGTCTGGCGCTAACGCTCTGCTGGGTTCTCCCGTTTATGTGATGAACGCAGCAATGGCTGGCAGCCTCAAGACTGCCACCAAGGATTCTGGCTCTGGTCAGTTCATCCTTCAGGGCGGTGAGGTCAACGGCTATCGCGCTGTGATCTCTAACCAAGTTGCAAGCAACGATCTGTGGTTCGGTAACTTCTCCGATCTGATCATTGCTTACTTCTCTGGTCTGGATCTGATGGTTGATCCCTTCACTGGCAGCACCTCCGGCACCGTCCGCGTGGTTGCTCTGCAGGATGTGGACATCGCAGCCCGCCACGGCGCGAGCTTCTCACGCGGTAACAACACCCTCTGATCATGAAGATCGAGATCCGTAAACAGGTAACTCTTGCGGGTCAGGTCGTCCGTATTGGGGAAGTCGTCGAGGCTTCCTCTACGGATGCAGCGATCCTGCTAGGTCAAGCTGCAGCTGTTCCTTATGTGGAGCCCGTGCAGCCTGAGGAAACGCCAACGCCTAAGGCAGAGGCAAAGCCGAAAACCACTACACGCCGGAGGGCTAAACAATCATGACCGTCCAAAATCTCGGCACAAAAACCACGCTCTTGTCGCTTTCGGCAAGTGATGTGGTCACTGCCACTGCCAACCGCACTGGCGTCGATCTCGTCGATTACGAGGGCGACATCATGGCCGTTCTCGATGCTGAAGCCGGTGGCTCTGGCATCACCTACGCCGTGAAGATCCAAGACTCTGCAGACAACAGCACCTTTGCTGATGTCTCTGGTCTGGCCTTCACGACCACGACTGCCAACACCGCACTGACTGAGACCCTTCGCATCAACAGCGATGAGGTCAAGCGTTACATCCGTGCCGTCATCACCGTTGCTGGTGGTACTGGTGCAGGTGCTCTGAGCGTTGTTGCTCTCGGCTCTAAGAAGTACGGCTGATCATGGCAATCACTGAGGATCTCGACGTTTTCATGGCTGACTTTGGCGTTAGCTGCACAGCTGGCGCCACAACTGCCAAGGGAATTCTCGACATGCCCGGTGAGGTGCTGGCTGGGGGAATGGTCCTGTCAACGGACTATTCCCTCACCACCCGTTTTTCAAATTTCGGAACTCTTATCAGTGGTGACTCAATCACCGTTGACGGGACTGCTTACACGGTGAGAGAGAACCGGCCAATCGGTGACGGCAAGTTCGTCGAGATCTCATTGCAGAAGACCTAATGGCCATTCAGAAGGTTGACAGTCGAGCAGGTTGGGCAGCTAGGAACCCTCTGCTGCTGTCAGGTGAGATTGGCCTTGAGAAAGAGACTGGCAATCAAAAGATTGGCAATGGCCGCCAACACTGGAACAGTCTTCAGTATTTCGGCAGCCCTGGCTATTGGGCTGAGTTCTCAAGCGATACAGATCAAACGACAACAGCAGACACGCCAACAGCAGTTACTTTCAACAAAGCCAACGCACACAGCCATGGCGTTAAGGTCATTTCTGGTAGCAGGCTGACCGTTGAGCATCCAGGCGTTTACGTTTTTGAGGTCAACTTGCAGCTCTCAAACGACGACACGCAGATCCATGACGTGGACTTCTGGCTAAGGAAGAACAACGCAGGAGATGCAGGGAATTTGGCTCTGACGGCAAACACGGCGAGCGTTATTGAAAAGCACGGCGGTGTTCAGGGGGCGAACAACTTGCTTCTAGATCACACCTTGAAGCTTGAAGGCAATGACTACATCGAGATCATGTGGGCGCCGACAGATGCAAACATTTTGCTGAAAGCGGCTGCCGCCATTTCTAGTCCCTACGCGCGTCCTGCGCGGCCTAGCGTGGTTTGCAACATCTTTGAAATTGCTGGGGCTTAGTCATGACGACAAAGCGCGAATCAATCCTTGCTGATATTGCCTCAAGCCTTGCTGGCACTGTGCAGGTTGGCTCGCGCATCTATCGCAGCCGTGTTGTGCCGTTGAGTCGCGGTGAGTCGCCAGCGATTGTGATTGAGCCGACGGGTGACACGCCTGAGTACAGCCTGAGGCTCGACCGTTTGGACTGGAGTTTGGGTGTTCGTGTCTCGATCATTGTTCGCTCTGCTGTGCCAGACAACGCGGCTGATCCGATCGTGGAAGATGTCCACAGCAAGATGATGAATGACCTTACGGCTGGGGGATACGCAATCGACGTTGAGCCAGGTTCTGTGAGCTTTGAGCAGATTGATGCTGATCAGCCAGCCGGCGTAATTGGCATGAACTTTGTTGTCAAATACCGGACCCTATTGACAGATCTCAGCTCTGGTTGACCTTGCTAAGATCGACTTAGGAAACCTGCTGGCTAGTCATGCCACTGCTATCTCGTAAGCGGCTGTTACTAGCCAAGTTGGAGACCACGGTTGGGACCGACCCAACGCCTGTCGTCGGCAGTAATGCCATTTTGGTGCGGAACATTGAAGTGACTCCGCTTGAGGTTGACACGGTCAATCGTGAGTTGATTCGTCCTTTCCTAGGCCAGGCTGATCAGTTGCTTGCACAGCAGCGAGTCTTGATCAACTTTGAGGTTGAACTTGCCGGTTCTGGGTCTGCTGGTACGGCTCCGGCTTACGGTCCTTTGCTGCAGGCTTGCCGTTGCACAGAAACCGTTGTTTCCTCAACAAGCGTCACCTACGCGCCGAACAGTGACGCAACGCCTAAGTCAGTCACCATCTATTTCAACAATGATGGTGTCCTGCATAAAGCAACCGGTTGCCGTGGCACCTTCACGTTGAACGCTGAGGTCGGAGCTATTCCGTTTATCTCCTTTGAGATGACCGGCGTCTTCAATGCTCCCTCTGACGTTTCAATCAGCGCGCCGACTTATGCAAACCAGGCTGCCCCGCTGGTGTTTAAGAACGGCAACTCGTCGAGCTTCCAGGTGTTCAGCTACAGCGGTGCAGTGCAGTCGCTGAGCTTTGAGCTGGCTAACGAGGTGATCTACCGCGAATTGGTTGGCGGAACCAAGAGCATTGATGTTGTGAACCGCGCTCCCTCTGGTGAGTGCGTGATTGAGGCAACAACGATTGCCACTAAAGACTTCTTTACTGCAGCCACTGGCAGCAGTACAGGAAACCTGACCTTCCAGCACGGAAGCACGGCTGGCAACATTGTTACCTTCACTGCTGGACAGATTGACCTTGGCGGTCCTTCTTACAGCGATCAAGATGGCATTCAGATGCTAACTTTGCCGTACATTGCCACGCCAACATCGGCAGGCAATAATGAGTTCCAAATTGTGATGACCTAATGGCGCTTGTCCTTAAGGACTCTGATTCCTACAGCTGGCCGATTGTTTATCGGCAGCCTGTATCAGGAGGGCGGCGAGAGAAGCAAGAGTTTGAGGCAGAATTCAAGCGTCTGCCTCAATCTCGCATCACTGAGATTCAAGAGCTTGTACAGCAACGCATTGATGGCGCTGAGATTGAGATCTCAGACGTAAGCATTGCTGATGAGGTTGTTGTTGGCTGGGAGGGCATCGTTGACGGAGACGGTGAGCCAATCCCTTACACGCGACGGACTAAAGAGCAGCTGCTAGAGCTGCCAATGATGGCCGGCACGCTTATTGAGGCTTTCTTCAACTCGCTTGTGGAGGAGAAGCGGGGAAACTGATAGGCGCCGCTAAGTATTGGGCTGGCGGCGTAGAGATCGACGACACAGCAGAAGACGCGAAGCTGTTCGGCCTTGAGATGCCAGACAAAAAGCGCGTTGAAGACTTTGAGGTCATTCCTGCTGCCTGGCCTGCTGTTGTGATGTTTTTAAGGCTGCAGACGCAATGGCGTGTCGGAGCTACAGGGATTGTGGGGCTCGATTACAACGCGGTGCGCTGGGTTTTTGAGTTGTATGAGGTCAAAGAGCCGCGCAAGATGCTCGATGATTTGCAGACCATCGAAGCTACAGTGGTTGAGACCCTTAATCAGCGCGAGAAATAGCCATGGCTATGGACATGACCACCGCGCTGACTATCAAGGCGAACGTTGTTGGTCAAAGTCAGATTGGCGGGTTAGAAAAAGGATTAGGGCGGGTTACGGGACAGACGAATAGAGCAACCACGGCCATGGGCCGCTTGCGTGGCGCTGCGTCTGGTGCGCTTGGTGCCATGCGCAGTTTTCTGCCTGTTTTAGGTGTGGCAGGGATTGCAGCTTTTGCGAAAAGCAATCTTGACGCTGCTGATTCAATGTCGAAGCTGTCGCAGCGAACTGGCATTGCAGCGCCGACGCTAGACAAGTTCCGCAAGGTTGCAGAACTAAGCGACACAAGTATTCAAAGCCTTGAAAATGCTTTTCCTGCTCTTGCTCGTGGCATTGATAATGCAATCGTCAAAGGCACTGGCCCGGCAGCCGAGGCATTCAGCAGGCTTGGCGTAGGTCTGACTGATGCAAACGGTAAGGCAAGAGAAACCGATGCGGTGATGCTGGACTTGGCTGACAAGTTCCAGCAACTGCCAGATGGCACTGAGAAGGCTGCACTGGCGTCTCAAATTTTTGGGCAAAGACTCGGCTCTGAGTTGATTCCCTTGCTCAACAGTGGTGGCGATGCAGTGCGTGGAATGGGCACCGCGTTGACTCAGGATTTTGCAGACAAAGCAGCTGCTTTTAATGACAAGCTTGAAGGTGTGCAGGAGAAGCTGGGCGACCTTGCTCTGAAGGTCACTGAAGCATTGCTGCCAGCACTCGAAGCGATTGTCCCTGTCATTGAAGGCTTAGTGACTGGCTTCACTGCATTGCCAGGCCCAGTGCAGGGCTTAATTGTGGCTCTCGGCGGCATTGCTGGTGTTGCTTTTGTCTTTGCTCCATTGGTCACTGCAATCACAGCTATTGGGCCTCTGTTAGGTGGTTTAGTCACTGCTATTGGTCCGGTGGTGGCTGCAGTGCAGGGTTTGGCTCCTGTTCTTGCTGCTGTATTTACTGGCCCCGTTGGCTGGGTCGCGTTAGCTGTTGCAGCTGGTGCCGCAATTTTTACGTTTAGAGATGAAATAGGTCAAGCGTTTAATTCGATTGGGCAAACTATTAAGAGCGCAGCCCAGGCTTTTAACGACATATTTGTGCAGCCAGTCATTGAGGGTGGAAAGTTCGTTTATGATGGATTGGTCGATACGTTGAGTCAAATTGGCAACGCATTGAGATCACCATTTGAGGCTGCTGCCAACATGATTAAGGGAGTTATGAATGGTGTTCTTAATGGTGTTGGAAACGCAGTTAGGTCTGTTGTCAGTGCAATAAACAGGATCATTTCTGGTGCAAACAATGCCCTGTCAAAACTAGGGTTGCCTCAGATTCCGTTCTTGCCCTCGCCAAACATCCCGCAATTTGCACAGGGTGGCCTAGTCACGGGGCCAACATTGGGTTTAGTTGGAGAGGCTGGACCTGAGTACATTGTCCCCGCTCGCAAAGCCCAAGGATTTGCTCAAAATATTCTTGCCGGTGTTCGTGGCCCAGGTGCTATCCCACGTTTCGCGGAGGGTGGTTTTGTCGCTCCAGCCAATGCCAACGTAAGCATTCAGACGGGACCAGTGACGCAAATGAATAATCAGAATTTTGTAACTACGCAAGACATGGGCAAAGCGGTTAAAGCGGGAGTGCAACAAACGCTGGACATCCTCCGCCGTGATGGCAACGTGCGTTCACAGCTGGGGCTCGTCTAATGGCAGATTCTGACATTATGTGTTTCATGGAGTATTACGCCGACCGCACAAGTGTGGTTGATGGCTCTGGGAACCGCACTCCAACAAGGCAATGGCAGAATTTTTATCAGGTGGGCCAGACTTTAGGCGTAGACAACAAAGCTACGGGCACTTATTTTTATCTGGCCTTTGATGTTGATGGCTTTGGCTCAAACGATGCTGCGGCCATCAATGATCTTTCTGTGACCTTGGCGGCTACTGCTGATTTAGTCGATATTACTGATACAGCGATTGCGGCAGAAAATCTAGTGATTGCGTCCCTTTATGTTCAGGATGTTGGCAAGGATGCGTTTGACACGGCTAGCGCTCAGCTTGTGGCTAGGTATATCGGCAGCATTGACGGCGCTGAATTGACTGACGAAGCAATTACTTGGACAGTGAACCCGGCAATTAACAAGCTCGATCCGCAAGTGCCAACACGCAAAATCACTGTTGATATGCTGAACAAAGTGAGGCAGAGGTTGCGATGAGTGAGCGCATTCTTGGCATAAACATTAGAATTTTGGACTCTGACAATGTTGAGCGTTCGGGCCTGCAACTTGTTTTTGACGGCGCTCGTGTCTTCTATCGAGATTCAGAAGGCGTTGAGCATCAAAGACAAACCTTGCTTGGCGCTGATTTTCTGATTGAGCCGTTCGAGCTCGAACTTATCATGTATCAATTCGGAGGCTGAGATGGCTAACAATTCCGGCAAAACTAGCCAGCCGAAGGGCCAAGTCGGAACTATTGCGTCGAGGAGTGACGCAAGCGTACAGAAGAGCAAAAAACCTCAGCAAGACTTAGAGCGAGAGCAAAACGTTGCCACGGCTGGCGACACTGTGCCGATTGTGTTTTGCAAACGTGCTAGCAGCTCTGGCGGTGCCTGGGTTCAGCCTGCGCTTATTAAACAAGGCAGTTACAACTTCAAGGGGACATTTCTCTATGCGATCAGTCAAGGGAGTGTTGTCGATAGTCCACAGACCTATAGGACTTGGGTTGGTGATCGGATTATCTCTCATATACCTTCGCAGGGCACAGTCACAGCATCGCATTTCTACAAAAGCTCTGCGACTATGGCGTCAGCGCCAAATGTTTGCCCTATGACGGGAGGGCGGTTTTTTTGTGAAGCTGACACCTCTTTTTATCTATGGCGATACCGCAACGCTAATGGTTATTCTGAATACTTTGAGCCAAATGAGTCGAACATTTATTGGAACTTCAGAGAATTAACAGTTGGCGAAGGAGACACGACGAATAGCGTTATTATTTTTAATGGCAGCGACATAACCGTCACTGAAATTGCCACAGGAGTAGATAGGACTTCGGATTATTGGTCGCGGTTTGGGGGAGGGGTTTCTGATCCTTCCACAATCAATTTCTACGCAAACTCAGTGACAACTAATGGAGTAATTACTGGGGGTAAAGCAGTTGGGACTACTACGGGCTCCAGCCCTACAACTTGGGGCGGAACCTTGTCTTCAATCGGAGTTGATTTTTATCAAAGCGCCTATGGCACAACCGAGCCCTGCGTCAGGGTGTTTGCTGAAGGCACGCTTAACAATCAAGTTAATACGAGCAACCCGGCTAGCACTGGAACGTTGTTTGGAGTCCTTGGCGAACGTGGCGCGTCAGTTGTCGCAGATCCAACAAACTTTGCAAGTACCTACGACTTCACGGTTTTCGCTGACATAACTTTCCTGCAGATTGAAGGTGATTTGTATGACAGCGGGATCAGCGCAAGTTCTTACCCCACAACCACTCGTCAGCTGTCTGTTTTTTATGAGCAGGGTATTAGCGTTGACCTTTACAGCGGCGGTTTAGTTAGCGGATCGTATGCAACTGGCGCAAGCAATCAGTTTGTTGACCTTGCGATGTATTTATTTACGCTGATTGGTCGCGCTGAGGGGGCCACGACAGCTGACATATCCATGCCAATCGATGTAACCAATTTGCAGGACATTGCTGCATTCTGCACCAGCAATGGAACATTTTTCAATGGCGTTGTTGAGCAGTCAATGAATATTATTGATTACATATCTAAGGTCGCACCTTATTTTCTGCTTTCGTTTATTTCGGCGAATGGTCAGTACAGCTTGCAGCCATTGCTGCCCGTCACTTCTGGCAACGCTATTGATGTCACAGCTCTGACGCCTGCTGCAACATTCACTGAGGCCAATATATTGCCTGGAAGCTTTAGCAAGTCTTACAGGGATTCAGATGATCGCAAAGAAATCAACATCAGTCTTGTTTGGCGTGAATGCACACCTTTTGAGGTTGGCATTCAGCGCACAACCACAGTGCGTTTTGGGACTACCGCTAACGATGCGCCAACGGAGCAGTTTGATTTAACTGACTTCTGCGCAACGCAAGCTCACGCGGAGATCTTTGGGAAGTATCAGCTTGCCAAGCGTCGGCACTCAACACACACAATCAGCTTTGCAACTCCGCTGATCACTTCTGGCTTAATTCCTACAAACGTTATTCGCGTCACAAGACAGCGCAAAAACAGTGCAGGTGATGACCGCACTGAGACGAATTTTTACCAGATCACTAGCATTCGTCATTCAAGCGACGGTGTGAGCACTGTTGAGGCCATGTTCTTCCCGGTCAATGCAAGTAGCATTGCCAAGATCAGCAATGAAATTGTCAACGGCACTTTTGAGGTGATCTGATGGCTGATTTTCCTTCTTTAGAGCCGACCAGCCGCACTTGGTTAATGGGCGATTATCCGCAGCTTGTTCATTCAGGTGTTAGCGGTGGTGAGGTGCGATTTATCCAAGGGTCAGACCGTGTTGGTCAACGCCTCACACTTGGCTATGAGTATTTGACGGAATCTGAGGCAAAGCAGATCCTTGATCATTTTGAAGGGCAACAGGGCAGTGTTGTTGCGTTTGATCTGCCGTCCGTCATTTGGGATGGCTACAGCAGCCCGCCTGTTAGCTCCTCGGAATATCAATGGCGATATGTTGGCGCGTTTGAGGTGAGCAACTCTGCACCCCTTCGCTACAACATGAGCATTGAGCTTGAGACGGTGCCTGTTTAGTCATGACCTTCCCAGCCATCATTCCATCAAGCCGGACGTTTAGCCCAGGCGACATTCCGCGTTCGTTGCAGGTCAGCCTTTCAGGTGTGACGAAAGGCTTTCGGCGTGGCAACCGACGAACAGAGCAAACGCTGTCGTTGGGCTTCACAAATCTGACTGAGGCGCAGTTAAACCTGATCAAGGCGCATTTTGTCGATCGAGAGGGCACTTTTGGCACGTTTTACCTCTCGGCTGAAGTTTGGAACGGCTACACAACACCGCCGATCAGTCTGGTTAGCGATTACGCCTGGCGCTATGCAGCTCCGCCAACAATTAGTGATGGGATCGTTGGCCGCTGGAGCGTTGACATTGAGCTAGTCAGTTATGCAATCGATATCGGTGACTTGATTTTCGATGGCTTGACGGCATCGGCAACACCTGCAAGAACCTATATTCTGGACGGAGGCGCGGCAGCGGCGACGCCTGCTCGTGAATACATCGTTCAATCGACAGGGGCAGCATGAGCAGCATCACCCTCACAGCTCTTCAGAAACAGCGCCGCGATACTGCTGCCAACTGGACATCAGCGAATCCGACGCTGTTAGCTGGTGAATTGGGATATGAGTCAGACACAGGCAAGTGGAAGGTAGGCGACGGAACGACTGCCTGGACTTCACTTGCTTACACCTACTGGAGCCAAATCAGCGCTTATCCGCTAGCGACTGCAGACATCGCTAACGATGCGATCACGGCAGACAAGCTGGC